CGCCGTTCACTTTGATGCAGAGTCTCTAGCAACTTTTCTGTCGAATGTTGGTACAACCGAGAGGGACATAGTTTGCGTTGAGGGAACGGTTGTCTCTGAGACAACAAACAGTCAGGGCGACTTGGAGTCCGTGACTCTGGACTCAGGGGTTGTTGTAGATGGAGACTTCTTCATCGACTGCACCGGGTTCTCTAACATGTTCATCGGGAATCTGTGGGGGTCTGAGTGGGTTGACCACTCCAAGTATCTGACGGTCGATTCCGCAATGCCATTCTTCCTCCCCCAACAAATTGGGAGTATCCCCGCCTACACAGAATCTACGGCTATGAAGTATGGGTGGGCGTGGAAGATTCCACTTCAACACAGATTTGGGTGCGGGTATGTTTTCGACTCCAATTACCTAGATGATGAAGGTGCCAAGAAGGAGATAGTTGAGTTTCTGGGTGAGGAACCAGTTTGGCCTAGAAAATCTTCGATCAAGTTCCAGCCCGGGTACTACAAGACCCCGTGGGTGAAGAACTGTCTTGCCATAGGTCTGTCTAGTGGATTTATTGAGCCTCTAGAAGCAACGTCTATTTGGACAGCAATAATTCAACTCAAAGAAGCGTTCAAAGACATTGGTCTTATCAAGAACAGGAATCAAACTGTTATAGATGAGTTCAACAGGTACTCGTGTGAAGTAAACGAGAGCGTGTTCAACTTCGTCTACCTGCACTACATGGCTGGTAGGACAGATACCGAATTCTGGAAGCACTACCAGTCAAAATCAAATACCCCCAAGGGACTCAAAAATCTGTTTACTACGTGGCAGTACAGAACCCCCAGATACTCTGACTTCAGCAACGATATTTTCCTGCTGGAAAGTTGGCTATCAGTTGCGAAGGGTGTTTCAAAGATAAATACTGCGACCTACAAACAATTTTTCGAAAGCAATAGTGTTCCTAGCCATATAGAAGATGATTACAATTTTCTCATGCAGGTTCAAGGCGAGTATGTTACTCTTTGCGAGTCGCACACCGGTTTTATTCAAGACCTCAAGAAGGCTGCTCCAGTAAGGCAGTCGTAGTTAGGAGAGACAGACATGAGAGCTGCCATCTATACAATTGCTCTCAATGAACTTCAGTTCGTTGAGCGTTGGTATGAGTCAGCAAAAGATGCCGACTACTTGCTGATTGCCGACACAGGGTCTACAGACGGGACAGTTGAATTGGCTCGTGAGTTGGGCATCAACGTCGTTGAGGTTCGTGTCAATCCATGGCGATTTGATGACGCAAGAAACGCTGCTCTTGCTGCACTTCCTCTAGATATTGACATGTGCGTGTCTCTCGACATGGATGAGGTCATTACTCCGGGGTGGAAAGACGTTCTGGAGGAGGCGTGGTCTCGTGGAATCAACAGACCTCGGTACAAGCACATTTGGTCGTGGAACGAGGACGGAAGTCCCGGCCTTGAGTTCTCCTATGACCACATCCACGCCCGTAAGGGGTTTCGATGGCGGCATCCAGTCCACGAGTGCATCTACTCCTACGGTATCGAGGAGGTTCAGGGCTGGATTGACGGCCTAGAAACGCACCACCACCCCGACAACACTAAGAGTCGGTCACAGTACCTACCCCTTCTTGCGCTTTCCGTCAAGGAGGACCCCTACAACGACCGCAACGCCTTCTACTACGGGCGTGAGCTCTACTTCTACGGTCAGTACATGGAAGCAGCGGCGGAGTTGAAGAGGCATCTTGAACTTCCAACGGCCCACTGGGCCCCCGAAAGAGCCGCTTCCATGAGGTTCATCGGCAAGTCACTTCCTGCGGAGGCAGAGCACTGGTTTAGAAGGGCAGTTGCGGAGGCTCCGGGGCGTAGGGAGCCTTTTGTTGACCTAGCAAAGCTCTACTACGGTCGTCAGGAGTGGAGGCAGTGCTTGGATGCCGCCGAGAGTGCCCTAGAGATCAAAGAAAAACCACTTGAGTATCTGTGCGAGGCAGAGTCTTGGGGAGCAGCGCCTTGGGATTACGCAGCAATTGCTGCCTACAACCTTGGCGAATTTTCAAAGGCTGCAGAGTACGCCAGAAACGCCGTTGAGATTGAGCCGGACAACGAGCGGTTGAGAAGCAACCTAGTTTTCTGCGAGCAGGCGGCTGGCTCAGAAGTCACTTCTTAGACTTCTTGGCACGTTCTTTCTCACGGGCTTTCTGTAAAGCCCTGCGTTCCCGCTCTTTCTGCTTCTTCTCTTCACGCTGTTGTCGTTCGTGCTGGTAAGCGTGGACGGCGTTGACGCTGGTTCTGCTTCGCCACGTAAACCCGCACTCAACGCATGTGACGAGCTTTGCTGTGGTCCATCTACCGCCACCGCTCATCTCCTGAGTGCTGGTTTCTAACTTGGAGGGTCGGGCACTGCAGTACGGGCAGTGAGGGAACCTACGCCTTCTGGTCTCTTCTCCTTTGTAGGAGACCGAGAGAGCCCTGCGGATTTCGACTTCATCCTTGCCGCCCCAGATGCCCCAAATCTGTCGATGCTCTAAGGCCCACTGCAGGCACTGAGATCGAACCGGGCATCCGAAGCATAAGTTCTTTGCATTTGTGCGTTCAGCAGGGTCTTTTGAGAAGAACCACGAACGGGAACCCTTGTGTTGAGGCTTAGAGCACAAGGCATCTGACTGCCATTTCAGGTTATCTGCGGGGCTCCACACGCAAATACTTTATCACACTTAGTTACGTGCCCGGGGGTGTTTTCTAGTTTTTTATAACCTCTACCCAAGTCGTTTGAACAACTTCATCTACCAAGTCTCCGAGAATGGTTAGGCCATTTTCGTCGCAAGCGGTTGGCTGGGTATCCCCTTCAAAATAGCCGGAGTACCCATTATTCCAGAATCCATTGTCTAGTAAACGAAACCCGTCACCTAAGGAGTCAACAACTCCATCTCTTTGAAGGGTCGATGCCAAAGCCCTAACAACTAAGTCACTACTGGAGTAGACATGATCTGAGGTGTAGTAAACGAGGTCTGTGTCGGAGAACTCTTCGAGATATAAGTCACCATCCCAGTGAGCCCAGAGTGACTCCCCCGGTCTTTTGTCCTTCACAGATCACTCTTCCTCAAAGTCATCTAACTCAAACTGCGATTCAGTGACCTTGCTTACAGTTGAAATCTTTTGGTTTGTGTACCCGTCTGCTTCTGGGTCACGGAGTTCATAAATTCCCGAGACGGTGATGTTTCCACATTGGGAGCAGACCTCTACGGTTTGCGTGTTGTATTTCTGAGGAATGTCTACCCCCTTGAGGCGCATGATGACATTGCCGTCATCGTCACAACTCTCGGGCTCCCATTGGGTGTGAGTTTTGAGCCAGCACACTTCGCACGTTGGTAGCGGTGCCAGAATCTTCTCTCCACCCATTATTATATTCTACCTCCAAGGAGTAGAGGGCACTTTGGGGATCAGACGAATACCCAACTTCCTTCTTGCCCTCTCACGGTCGTTTGGGGTCATACCGCCCCATACACCGTGGCTTTCGTGCTCTAGCCCCCACATACCGCAGTCATCTTTGTGAACGCATGTATCGCAGACTGCCACTGCCCTCTTGTAGTGGTCTCTAGGAAACCCGACGATCTCGGGGTCGTCTGGCTCCTTTCGAAAAAACAGTTCAACGCCTGTTTCCCGACACTTTGCCTCCGTGAACTCCCATGGCATCTTTCTCATCTCTGTCCGTCCTTTTGTCCTACTTCGTAGCCGCAACCTGCGTAACCGGCAATGTCAATCCAAGTGTCTGGCTGGAACCCTGCGTCCGAGGCGAACCTAGCGAGCTTGACTCCGATCATCGCCATAGCAACGTCTTCCCGTGTGAACTCTCTTTTGAAGATGGCAGACCAAATCGCTGCGATCCTCCCAAAGTTCTCCTCGGGGCCCCCATACTGCGTGTCACGCTCTCCGTTGATAATTCTTGCTGCCTCACGAAGAGCGTAAATTCTGGGTAGTTCGGTCACCGGGACCTCAACATGGTCATTATCGTCTGACATCTCTAATCCTTGCAGTCACATTCGCTGTGTAATGGAATTCACTAGATATATCCATTACCTCTATAACGCTGAGTTCGTAATCAACTTTTACGTTTGAGGTTGGTTGGCTGTCGTACTCATCCTCATCAAAGTCGAAATCGAAATCCGGGTCAACAACTTCTATAAAGTTGGAGATACGAGTTTCGGCTTTTTCCGACAACTCTTCGTAGGTGTCCCCCTCAACAACAAACTTAAGTGTTGTTGACCTGTTCATCCTTGTACCAGTTTCTCCAACTTGTCTGGCGGGTAGTGAGACCCATCAAGAGCTGGCTCCCTAGCATCTGTGCTTCTGATGATGACATCCCCATATCGAACGCCAACTACGACACCCCTTCGACCGTTGTGCAGAACACCTAAGTCGCCAGAGAAAGCGTTTGATTTGACCCGAACGATTTCTGTTACTCGGATGTCGCCGGGTCTAACAGGTACCCAAACCTCGTTTTTATTATCTTCAACGAAGGCATGTCCTAGCGCTAGCGTTGAGAACATTTCAACAACCTTCTCACGCTGAAGGTCTGTCAACTGCATTTCATCAAACTGCTCAATGAGCTTGATGGTTGCGTCCCCCACCCCCTTCCTCACACGAGCTGCCTCCAACTGGGTTTTGACCCAGTTCATATCTAAACGACCCATGACGGCTCCTTTCCGTTTGTATATTAGTTCAAACTCTTAGGGTCCATTGCCGAGACGATAAGTCTCCCGGAAATGATGTCGTTTAGTCGCTCTGCCTGACGTTCCCATGGTGGGATGTACCTTAGGTATTTAGTCTTTTGGGCCTCAGCAAGTTCGTACCTCATGCTATGGCTCAGGTCTTCCACTGTTGTAGCCAGCATGGCCCACTCGCTGCCCATGTACTCTGTGAGCCTCCAGTCGGTGACAACCGGAACATCAACACTCAGGGAGTATGCGAGTAGGGGTGACCACCAAGGTTGACCTTGCCGGTAGACGGAGACGATGGAGCCAATTGACCCACGAACTCGGTCAACGGTTTCCTGCTCCGTGTCCTTACGCCCCTGCTGGGACAAGACGACCTCACTTGTGAGGTGTTTCTCTAGTTCTTTGAACCAAGGTGTACTTGTGGTGTCTGCTGTCCAGTAGGTGCTCTGCATAGCATCTTTTGTGCTCACATAGTCTTTTGACAACATCCAACTATCTGGGTAGAGGGGGATGATGTTGCACCCGCCAACACTCAGACTGCTTTGGTATTCGTCTGGTGTGCACCAAGGAAAAGCCGGGTAGTAGGTGTTGGGCCACTTCTCTGTCGCCAACAGATCAATAAACCTGTCTACATTTTCTCTAACATTATTACTATTAGAGACGTACTCGGAGTACCCCTTGCGCCTACTAAAGAAATCTTTCGAGAGACTGGATTTGCCCGAGTGGCATGAGTTGATGGCTGCTTGAAGCTTGTGGGGCTCCGGTGCATCCATGAACAACTCAAGGTTTCCGATCTTCCATGCTTTACTCGCTATGGCAAAAGCAGGATAAATCTTGTATGCGGCAACACTTGTTGGTGGCGCTATGCCGACAATAACTTTGTCGTACTTCTTAATTTCCGACACACCCATGCTCACCGATGGGTTGCTGATGAAATCGACTTCGTTACCGGCTGATGTGAGGGAGTCCAATAGGAACCCAACAAAAGTTGGCTTTGAGCCAATGGTCGTTTGAGAGGATGTCGATCCTGTAATTAGTATTTTCATGGGGACCCTTCTACTAGGAGAGCCGTCCAACCGAGTGGCTGGACGACTCTCCGTAGTCTTCTACTTACTGGAACGTAGGTAGGTCAGAAGGGTGCAGCGGGGGCTGCGTTGGAGGCGGGGGCCTCAGCAGGAGCCTCGCTGACCTGAGGTGCCGGTGCCGGAGTTGGGGCCGGTGCCGGAGTCGGAGCGGGGGCAGCAGCCGGTGCCGCTGCGGTCTGCGGAGCAGCCGCCTGACGGGGGTAGTAGTTCTTGATCTCGTTGCGCTTCTGACCGTTGTAGGTCCGAGAGCCAACCTGACCACGGAACTGCCGTCCCTTCAGGGCCTGCTCAATCTGAGCGTTGGTCGGGTTCGAGTCGAAGAACTCCTTGCCAAGCCCCATGGCAGACATCTTGCGGAAGAAGATGCCGAGCGCCGCCGGGTTATCGGGAGAGACGACGAGGTTGTCCCAGACGAGACGCTTGGCGTGAGGACCAGCCTCAACCTGCGCCTTGACGCTGAACATGGTCTTGCCCGACTGGGTGACCTTGGCCTCGGCCTCCGAGACGGTGAACTCGTAGTCACCATCGGGGAGTGGCTCGTATGTGTTGCTTTCGCCCGCATCCTTGATCAGATCGGACCAGTTGAGAGTGCTCATGCTGATACCTCTTCCTTGTTGTTATTGTTGCTTTCAACCTGAGTGCTCTGCCTCGGGCCAAAAATGGTGTCCAGCATCAGTTCGATGCTGAGCGTGTGTTGTTCTACTACAGAGCCCAGTCGTCCCTGAACTCGCTCTCCCGCCTCGTAGTCCGCTGTGCGCTCGACGTACATACGACGAACCTTATGCGGGGGTTGGAGCGGGTCTTCGTTGGGGATGTTCTCGATAGTCAGGGCACCGAGAATGTCGTAGAAATACGGTGCCTGAATGGCGAGTTGTCCCTGTAGGTATGGACGGTGCTTGCCGTCCTGCGTCACCCGGGACATCGCTGTGAGGACAACTGCCTCAAGCGGTGCCGTCGGGTGCATTGTGAGGTCACGAAGGTCACGAAGGAGGGCACCCATGTGGCGAAGAAGTTCGCCCCACTGCTGCATCTTCATTTGCTCTGTGCCTGCGATGCTGTCCATGCACTTGACCTGCAACTCCGAGATGGAGTCAATAATCAATGACCGGAACTGGTGCCTACCAGCCTGAAGCCACTGGTACGTCTTGAGCACGGTGTCGTAGTCCCGAACGGGAACAACGCACGTATCCCAAGTACCATCGGCTACCGGTGGCTCTTCCCTAAGCGGGTCCCAGTACTTGACGACGATGGGGAGGAACCTGTGTCCACCCTCAACGTCAAGCATGAGTCTCGGATAGGGAGCGGTAACGGCGAAGGAGGACTTACCCACCTTCGACTCGCCGTACACCATGACGGTCAGTGATCGCTGAATTTCACTCATACGTCACTCACTTCCTTTGGTTTCTTGTGTTCCGTAGTAGGCATATGGATCTGCCTCCTCGAACATTTCGCTAATTGCTTGCTCAGCCGCACTTCCATCGTCAACCAATGTGCAGACGTTGAAGAAAGGGCACTTCCACTTGCAATCACGACTAGGCCGTGGGTACGCATGGAACGCTGGGCTCTCCCCCTCGTCCAAGGCTTTGCGGACCCGCATGAGGTCAGCAATGGTGCCGTGGATGCGGTCCCAGAAGGACCTCAAGGTGAAGATGTTGTGACGGACCTCAATCTGGTCGTAGAAAGGGGGCCGTGCATTGGCGGTGCGCTTCACCTTTTTGAGCATGGTGAAGATGCCACCGTCAGACCGGTTGTCCTCGTCCTCTTTTGTGGACTCAAGGAGCATGTAGGTCAAGATCTGTTCGTTCATCGGAGCAAGGTTCGCAAAGTCCCCCAAAGAGCCGCCAACAGTCTTG